AATTCAGTATATGCTTTCACAAAGGAAGCTTTTAAGCCTGGATATTTTCGTTGGACTTTTTTCTCAATACGGGCATCCTCAACTACATTTAAGAATGACTTGAAATTTTTGGTCTTGGTCTTATCAACCACGGCATCATGCCAACCTTCGGCAGGAGTATAAAGGGCATGCCCTACTTCATGGCCTGTTAAAAGGTCATATAGAGCGCCTGTCATATTTTGCCAGATTGGAAGATATAATACACGATTCTTTGGGTCAAACTTAGCAGTTTGGATTTTTGAATGTTGAATCGTGAGGTTTTCAGTAGCCATCAATTTGGCTAACTGTGATTTTGATTCTACGGTAAAGTTCGTCATATAATTACTTTTTAATTGTTATGTGACCATTCTAACATAAAAAAGCAGGTTTGTCAAGCGAAATATGGGGGTTGGTGCAAAAAAACAACAAATGTTGTAAAAAAACAACATGTTGCGTGGAAACAACAAAATAAAAATATGGAGCGGGATCCAGGATTCGCACCTAGTAAGTAAGTTGGACACCTACTTTGTTCTACTAACTTCCCGCAATTGGAGCGGTGTGTCCGGCTTGCACAGACCTTAATAAAGGGGATTCATTAATGTTCTACAACCCACCGCATTTACAGTAACCATCCTAACAGGACTTTTATTTATTGTCAAGCATTTTATCCATGTTTACCGACCAACTTGGCCTAGGTATTTGTCTTTCGTTTCTTGCCATGTTAGAGTGATTAGGTCATCATAGAAAAGGGTTTCATTTGAAACCTTATCTTTCTTTTTAAGAATACTGATTCTTGGTTTCGCTAAATCTTTTTTCCAAACTTCTACTAGAGCTTCAACCGAGGTGTCAAAGTTTTTCTTTATGCCTGTTGAATCTTCAGCTCTTAAAAATTCTACTGTCTTATCATACAATGGACACCAGTAGATACCACGAGCATGTGCTGTTCTAATAAGTTCTTTAGGCACACCTAGTTTTGAATAAGTGAATTGTAGTGAACGATTCTTATGGTCACGCTTATGTGGTTGACCAGATGGTTTCTTTGCCACATACCATTCAAAATATTTCTTTGTATGATTCTTCATTAACCATTGGCGAATCTTGTATCGTGTTTCTTTTTCTGGTTCAAAAGATACTGAACCTGCCGTGAAACCCATTTTCTGCCAATAAGGTAAACCATCATACTGTGATAGACCATTTGGTTTCGCTTGGCCATATAATGATGTTGTTGTGATTGAAACCAACTTATCGCCATATAATTCTTCCCATTTTTCTTGTATTGGTGTGGCTAGACATAGTAAGGCTAACAATTTACCGCCAACATAATTATAACCTAATGGTTGTAATGGAACAATTGTTGAACCGATTGCAGTATGGTTAATCATACCACCTTGTGTTTTTAATTCACGGCTCCAACCAATATAATTATCTCGTGGTGTTAAATCTAAAAAGTCAGATGAAATGCAAATCACACCTAGATATTTTTTGGTCACTTTATCTCTCACAATAAAGTTCAAATTACGGCCAATGTTTGAATTGTTTTTCATTGTAGATGAAAAGGTGCGAATACAATTCCATAATTCAGGCAGGTCATCTTGTTTGTTTGCATAAACAAGTTCTGGTTGTAGTTTTAGATATTCATCTGGATCCTGTGGATTCCAAAAGTTTGCTTTTACTTCTTCAATAGCTCGTCTTTGTTCTTCATCTTCAATAACTCGTTTTTGGCCTTCCCATAAATCAGACACAACAACAGCTGGATATCGGTCTTGCACCTCACACCACTTTTGATAGAGTGTATATTCTTTTACATCCATCTGTGACACATAGGTCAAGTCTTTGATAACAGTTTCTTTTAATTCAGATTCATCAATAAAAGGCATATCATCAACAGGATTTTCTGCTGACCATTTCTTCCATTGGGTTTCTACATCGTCTTTTGGGTCAAATGCGTATGCCATTATTTTTTCTTCTTAATGATTTCAGATATTCTTTGTGCTTGTATTCGTTGTAATTCTTGTGTATTGTCTATGTCTTTTTCAATAGAGGCTGTAGTTTTATTTACAATCGTTAATTGTAATTTCAAATCATCTTGGTGTTTTTTAAGAATACGAATCTCTTTATCCAAAGCATCACTTCTTCTTTTTTGGCTATCTAATTCATAGTTCATGTTCACCATAGTTCCAAGGAATATAAATGAAATCATTATTGAAACTAAAAACAAAACCCATGCTATTTGTCTATCTGCCATTTTTCTTTTTTCGTGTAATTGTTTTAATAATTTTATCTTGTTTTTGTCTTGCTAACCTCAATGAAACTGGCCCAGCATGTTGCACAAACTTGATACCATTCATATGGTCTAGTTCGTGTTGATAACATCTTGCAGTTAAACCTTCCATTTTCATTTGAATATGTTCGCCGTTTTCATTATAGAATGATGCCATAATCCATGACGGTCTTTCTATTTTAAGATATAAAGCAGGATAGGAGAGGCAACCTTCGTTATCTTTTATCATTTCTGCCGATTGGTCAATAATTTGTGGGTTAATACAGGCAAACTGAAAGTGTTCGGTGCCGATTACAAACACTCTTTCAAACACACCACATTGATTAGCTGAAAGACCTAATCCATTGAATTGTTTCATTGTCATCTTTAATCGTTTAATTAAAGTATTCATATTCTGATTAGGTAATGCGTTCTTATATTGTGGTACTGGTTTGCTTAACATTGGATGATTTTCATCAAACAATGGCAATGGTTCAATCTTTTCTTCTTTTGTAATATTAGCACCAGTATCAATGGTGAATATTTCTTGACTTAATATATCGTCACTCATTTTACAATCCTACTAAAGTTTTTAATCTTCTCAAATTTAATTACATTGTTAAACTTATCTTGTAGAATATCACCTTTGTGAGAAATTACAAACAGGTTGACATCTTCAAGCATATGCAGTATCTTAATCAATTCATCAGTACCATTCACATCAAGGCTTGAATCAAATATTTCATCAAGTATTAACAGATTAGTATTAGATGAATTTTTAAGTTTAGCAATAGCACGCCATGTTAGCATAAGTGCCATATCAATTCTTTGTTTTTCACCTTCTGAAAAGTTATTATAGGTAAACTCATCACGGTGCCTTGATTTAATGGTTTCTTTGAATGATTCATCAAGGTTAAAGTTCACAAAAAAGTCTAATGATGCCAAATACTTGTTCACTAATTTATTAATGATTGGTAAGTATTGTTTAATAATCTTTGTTTTAATACCAGTATCTTTTAATAGACCAGATGCCACTTCGTAATATGTTTTCTCATCAATTAATTCTTTAAGTTCTTTTTCAGCTTCATCAATCTTAACTTTAAGTTCTTCTAATTGTTTCTGTTCGGTGTCTGATATGTCTTTGGTATTTTTCAACTCATCAATATGTTTTTCAATACGAGCAATATATTTCTTTATCTCGGTAATAGATGTAGTGTTGGTTGCAATTTTAATTTGTAGTTCTTGTATTTGTTTTTGTTTATCACTAATTTCATTTAGTTTATTTTGTTCTTCAAGTAATTTGATTTCTAATTGTGACAAACCAACGGTACACTCTGTAATCTTACTTGTTAAATTACCAATTTCTTCTTCTTTGAAATGTTTATCAATGGCTTGTCGGCATGTAGGACAATTATCATTATGTTCAAAGAAGTTGACATCTTTCTTATATTTGTTTAGATTGGTTTCAATCTGTGTTTCTAATTGATTAAACTTTTTAACCTTTTGTTCTGTTTCTAAACGAGATGTCACATCAGCTTGTAATGTGTCAATCTTACCTGTATGTTCGCTTGTTTGTGTTTCCAATGTCACAATATGATTTGAATTGTTGGCAATATCTAATTCATATTCAGCAATCTTTTCATCATTGTTTTGTTTTAATTGTTTGATGTGTGTTTCTTTGAGTTCATACTTTTGTTGGCCAATATCAATCTCGTGTTTTTTGGCTATAGATAAATCTTTATTATTACTTAACTTTTCTTTAACCAATCCATTCATAGTAGAGAATATCTGAATATCAAGCAAGTCTTCAATGATTGCTCGTCTATCAGTATTTGATAATTGCATGAATGGAGTAAATGATGCTGAACCTAGAATAACAATCTGTGTGAAAGATTTGTAATTCATTTTAAGAATAAACTTCTCTAGGTATTCTTGGTAATCACGAGCAGCTGCATCCTGATTTAATAATTCACCATCTTGGTAAATCTCAAAAGTATTTGGTTTGATACCACGAATAATCTTATATGATTTGTTACCAGCATTAAATTCAACTTCAACAACAGTATCTTTACCATTGATTGAATTGATTAGGTTAGGTTTAACGATTGAACGGAAAGGTTTACCAAAAAGACCAAAGCATAAAGCGTCTAGCATTGTAGATTTGCCAGAGCCATTTTCACCAACAACAAGTGTGTTACTTGTATTGTCTAATTTAATTTCGGTAAAATAATTACCAGTTGAAAGAAGATTCTTCCAACGAACATAACGAAAGACGAGCATTATTCGGTTGTTTCCGTGTTAAGTGCTTCTACATAGAGTTCACGCATGAGTGTTTTTAGTTTATCACTATTTACATTCAAGGTAAGGTTGTCAATATACTTGCTTAATATAGTCATTGTATCTTCGGCTTGGTCAACAATATCTTGGTCAGTATCAAAACTCGTATCAGTAAAATCTTCAACGATGGATATATCTGATACACCAGCTTTATATAAATTGTCAATCACATTATCAAATAGATAAGGGTTTTGTTTATTAACTACAATCACTTTAACATATGTTTCTTTTAATTTAGAAAAGTCATATGCCTTCCAGAATTCAAAGTCTTGAGCGCCATCATCATAGTTTAATTTATGAAACATACGATATGGGTTTTGTATGAATTCCATTTCACGAGTTGCCGTATCAAAGATATGAAAACCTCGTGGGTCATTATAATCAGCCCAAGTCATTTCATTTGGAGTGCCAACATAATAGATATGACCATCATCTGATTTGTGATGGAAATGTCCAGTTAATACCATATCATACTTAATAAGTTTGTTTTTGTCAATACCACCACGACAAACATTACCACGATCCATTTCAAACCCATCAATCTCAAAATGGCCAAATGCTAATTGCGATTTACTTTCGTTGATTGCCTTAAAGATTGTTTCTTCATTTTCAGGACAGAGCCAAGGAATAATATCAAAAGAAACACCATCAAAATCAATGGTAGAAAAATTATCATATACAGTAATGTTGTCATAGTCTTTTAATAATAGTTGTGGAGAATTAACTTCAAGTGTATTCTTAAATGAAATATCATGGTTACCAAGGATGGTATAGAATGTGATATTATTTTCTTTTAATTTATCAAAGAAGTATTTACGGCACAGATAGAGTGAATTAAAATTAATAAACTTTCGTCTATCAAATAAATCGCCCAGCTGAAACACGGTCGTGATATTATTTTCTTTCAAATACGGAAAGAATACATCATCATAAAACTTCTTAATATATTTGTGGAATTCTAGCGAATCGCCACGCATACCAAAATGGGTATCACCCAATACACATAATTTCATTAATATTTAATTCTTGTTTGATTGAATTGTTGTTTAAGTGTTTCTATTTCTCTTTTGAGATTAAGTTTATGATATTTTAATTTGCTAAGGTCGGCATCATTCACAAACTGACTATATCCTTCCTTAATTTGGCTATCTAAAATTAAATGCTCTTCTTCTAAATCTCTAATATGTTGAAGCAACTTTTCTGTATTCATTTGTATCCTCATATGAAAACGAATTAGGAAATCTGAATCCTACTTCAGCGCACCCACCGATAATAACACATAATAAAATTAAAGTCAAGTGTTTCACAGGTAATTATAGGTCTTCGTTAAGAAATTGATCCAATCCTTTAGCCTTACCTTCTTTTTTCTTTTTCTTGTTTTCTTCAAAGTTATGAATGAATTCTGATATGTTATCATATAATTCAAACTGTTTGGCTACACCATCTGAATCTTCTAGTAATTCATATTCATCTAATATGCCGAATTGCTCGGTAGCTTTGTATTTGACATATAATTGTTTCTTCTCTTTCATAATACGGCGAAGAAATGCGAAGTATATGATTTGTGTAAAGTATGCAAATGGGTTCTTTGATTTAGCTGGGTCAAAGTTACGGAAATACATCATACAGTTTTCAATACCATCAGCTATCATTTCATCTCTGAAAGAATATGAAATAAAATTAGGTTTACGGGATAGATGTTCAGCAATCTTTAGAAAACATTCACCAACATAATTTGGAATATTGGGTTCTTCTTTTCCTGCTTTATTTGCCACATCACACTTTTCTTTATACTCTATTAGAGCCTTCAAGAAGTCGGCGTTATTTACATAATGTTTTGGTTTCTTTTCACTCATAATTCATCCTTAATTGCCTCATAATGTGCTTGACTTCTGTTAGTCTAGCGGTGTCCCCTTTGATTGTAATTGCTTTAGTACCTTATCCAATAATGTTAGCACTTTAACACGATACCCAAATCCTAACATTCCTGATTTAGTTCCACTTTCATGTGGAGGTTTTCTACCTGTTGAATAATATTGGTCAACTGTTAAATCAATTAGATGACCTTCTTTATCAACTGCCCACCAATGATAGATACCTTCATCATCTAGGGCACGATATAGTTTAATTATTTTAGTTCCAAATATCTTTTGTAAGCAAGCTGAAGCTGTATGACAATGACCAAACATAGGATTAGATTCATTTCTTTTTATCCATTTCTTTGGTAATAAATCTGGAGTTAAATTATCTAATATCACTTCACTCACTAATTTCAAATTGTCTGGTGTATAATCAAGCATTAATGTAATTTCTTTTTCCTGTCATTAGATGAGTTTTCTAAATTTACCATAATCTTTTCTTTATCTTCAGGTAACATCTCATCTAAAACTTCATCACGATATTCTAATAATTCTTCTTTTAATATTTTCAACACATCATCATTCTTTGCTACTGATATTTTAGCTTGTTCAACCATATTATTATAATATTCAATTAAATCTTCTTTTGGTTCAGCAAATGTTAATACATCGTGAAAAGATATAGTGGCTATATTATCAGAAACTACTTCAAGTGGCAACCATGGTACCATCATCATTACCGTTCCTTTTACAGACCTTTTGACAATCAATGACATAGGATCGTTCAATTGAATCCATTCATCTTTTTCATTTGTAATACAATCGGAAATAAGGTCTTCTCCGTTTTGTAATCGGATAATTTTAACTCTATGTTGTGGGAGTGCTGTCATGTTTTAAGTCTATGTTATAATATTTATAGTTAAACTTTTCATCATCATATATCTTAACACGCTCTATGAAATGTTTCAAGGTGTAATTGGCAAATTTGCCTATACGAAAATCATCAGCGATGTCAAATAAAACTGCAGCTTCTTTGTTATCACCAATTCTTAAACCACGGCCAATAGATTGAAGATTACGAATACGAGATTTGCTTGGTGATGCGAATATAATATTATGTAGGTTGCGAATGTTGACGCCTGTTGAAAAGGTGCCGTATGATGCTACAATGATGGCGTCTTTTTCTTTTTCAGTAATTGAACGGACCGATTCACGAACCTCAACATCAGTTCCGCCAAATACAAAGAATACATGCCTATTTTTTGCATGTTGTTTAATATTAGCGTAAAGGTCTTTACCATGTTTTTCAACAAATTGGAATAAAATAAGTGAGTTGCCTTCTAGCGATAAAGCTAGATTGCGTATAAAATCATTACGAGCTTTGTTTGCGACTATGAAATCAATTTCTTGATTATAATCCCAATCACGAGCCATCTTACATATAGGTTCAGGATACTTGAGAATCAGACATTTAATATTAAAATCTGCTAATTGACCTTTCTCAATTAATTCAGATGTTGAGGTTGCCTTATAAACTGGACCAAATAAACCCTCTAGTACCAAACGATGAGTTTGAGTTCCGTCTAAAGTTCCTGTGGTACCTATTCTATATTTAGAATTTGAGCAACCTGTGAGTATCGTGGTAAGTGATTTAGCTTTGAATTGATGTGCTTCATCGCCCAAAACAAAATCAAATTGTTCAAAATACTCTACTGGATTTTTGTAAATGGACTGCCAAGTGGTGATGGTTAGAAAATTGTTTGTATGTTTATCTTTACCAGAATATTGACGATGACAATATCTATCAGAATCATAACCATAAGATTTGAAATCGGAAAACATTTGTTCAACCAACGATGTAGTTGGAACAATCAATAAACCTTTTTTGATACCAGATGATTGTAAATAACGGACAATTAAATAAAGTATAAGTGATTTACCTGAAGCTGTAGGAGATAGTAACAATATTCTTTTATTTCGGATAGCATGAATAAAAGATTTTAATTGATAATCCCGAACTTCATGTGGAAGATTTAATGTCTTAATAAATTCTTCAGCTTCTACCACAGATAATACTTCGGTAGATATAACATCTGAATCTATCTCAAGTTTGTAACTTCTTTCTTCACAGAACTTTTGTATATAAGGAACTAAACCATGATATATGGTAAAGTTGCGTAAGTCCGCTAGTCTTATCTTTCCATCCCAGAGCCTACTTTTATAAGCTGGAACGAATTGATAACCTGGAACAAAGAATGTAAAGTAGTCACTTAATTCTTGTGCGATGTTTCTTTCACACTCAAACTGAATGAATACTTCATTCTTCTTATGTAGAATTAAATCAGACACCTTGTATGAATCTTTCCCATGCTATAAAATCTCTTAATTGGAATGTTCGGCTATTTAATTCTTTGAGTATTGAACCACACACATCTACGATTTCTTCGTGCATAGCCTTTTGTGCTAAACGACTATTGATGTCAGTATCAGCTTCAATATAGTTATTGACTTCAGCCTTTAAGACATAAGGAAATGGTTCCCAACCATATTGTTTTAGTTGGTCTTCATCTAATTTACCTGTATAGTATTCCCATTTCAAAACTCTCATCTTGTTAAGCTTAAAGTCAGCCTCTTTGGCAAGCAGACGGTGTTTTGAAAGAATATTCAAATACTTACTATGTAATTTGGGTATATCTAATAACGCTTTGCCCGGTTCTGTTCTATCTATATCAGAATCCTTGCGCCACATTTCTAATAATTCTTCAAGTTGTTTCATATAGTTGCTATCCTCCTATTTCAAGGATACATCACTTCCATTAAGTTGTCAAGCGTTTTTTAGAATAATTTCTCTACATCAAAGTAACTATACCGAAATGTAGCATCAGCTGTAATTATGGTATCTGGCGAATCTGTCGCACTCATTACAAAGGTAGAAAGAGTAGTTGGAAATACATCATAGAATCTGAAATTATAATATGGTGTATTTGATGATGAGAGTAATGTAATAGTTGCATCAGAGTATTGTGGTTTTACTGTCGGTATATTTGTTGTATATCTGTTTAATCTATCTAATTTTTTATATTCTTCAAATTCTTTAGGGAAAGTCATAGCACGGATCCAATCGTGAATCTCAAGCCATGATTTCAATTCTTCATCAACGATAAAGGTGATGTTTAACAAATCATAAATTGCCTTTTCGCCAGGAACATAGACATCAACAAACGGAGTGGTTTGTGGAACTTCAGACATTGAAATACCAGGCACACTTAAAGATTGGCAAAAGTACCTGACATTAGGTGACCGACCAAAGTTTAATTGATACTTGTTTGGCTGTAGAAAATTAGGATTTGTTGGGTTACGATTGATTGCTGTCATAATGCTTTATTTATGCTCAAAAAAAAAGAGGACTCTTTTTAGGGAGTCCTCTTTGAGATTTACTACTTTTCTAGTCTTTTATTATAGTTATAATTATAAGACTTTTAGATTACATTAAGTTTGCAATCTTGAACGCACGGTAGTAGTTGTTAGACAACACATTCAATGCGCCATTACCTTGTGTAGTACCTTCTGCAAATGGATTAGCAACTAAACCGTAACGAGTTTTGAAGCCAATTTTTGGTTGGAAGTTGTTTGTGTCAACTGCACGAACCATTTGTAAAGGAACATATGGGCAGTAGAATAAACCTGCGTCATAAGCGTTTGAACCTTTGTAACCAACAACTGCAAATTCTGAAGATGCTGATGTTGGAGCATATGGATCAATATACACTTTGATACGACCGAAGAGAGTACCAGCAAATGTATTGCCTGTATCATCAACTGTCAAGTTTACATTTGATTGTAAAGCTGAATTGTAGTCAAGGATACCAGCCATTGCTAAAGCAGATGCAACATCGCTTGAGCAAATCATAACATTACCTTTACCTCTACGAGTTGTTTTAGCAATCGTATTAGCTTCTCTTTCAATTTGGAATGCTAAACCTTTAACTTTTTCAACCATCCAACGACCGTTAGAATCAGTATCAAGGTCAAATCTACCAACTGCTGTAGTACCTACTGCACAACCTGTTTTAGCTGTACCGTAGATTGTTCTAACAACTTCACGGTTGATTTCAGCAAGAATTTCAGCAGACAAGATGTTTGCTAATTCTGTTTCTGCATCTAAACCATGAACTGCTTTAAGGTCTTGTGCTAACTCAATTGAGTATTCAGCTTTAAGAGCTCTTGTTTTAGCAGTAACAGTTACTTTCTCAATTGAGAATGCCATTTCTTGGAATGTTAAATCTTCAGCAGTAGCTGTTGCCATTGCTGTGCAAGCAGCTGCGTTACCAACAAATGTGTTAGCAGTAGAAGCACCAACTGCAAGAGCTGTTTGTGTGCCTAGAGTACCACCAAAACCTGTGTTAGCTTCGTTATAGAAAGCTTCAACTGCGCCAGCAGTCACATTAGCTGTGCTATATGATGAACGCATAGCGAAGATTAAACCAGTTGGGCCTGTCATTGGTTGAACACCGCACACATCGTATGCGATTAAGTTCGGTAATGAACGGCGAACTAAACTGATTAAGATTGGGTCAAAACCGGCAACTGGACCACCAGCAGCAGCTGAACCACCAAAACCGCCTGTACCAGCAGAGTTAGCAGGTGCTGTTTCGTTAAGAACTTGACCTGCTTTTTGCATTTCTTGAGCTTGATTTTCAAGAACAACAGCAGTTACAGCCTTACGATATGGGTCTTTAATTGCAGGTAAGTCAGGATGGTCAAGAACACCTTCCCACTTTTTCTGTAAATTTTCGGACAAATACATTTTTATCTCCTAGTTAAATACTAATTAAATTTTTGTTTTACTAATTGCGTTTGATACTGCAGCTACAAATGGGTCATTGATGACTTTCTTTTCGCCTTCAGCATCTTCAACTGTTTCGTTTAGTTGTGATTCATCTGCTTTTTTAACACCAGATGGGAAATAATTCTCACGAATTGTTTCAAGTTTGTTTTTGTATTCGTCCTCTGTGGAGAATTCAACACTCTCTGCGAGTGATTTGATTTTTTCAACTTGAGTTGCTGTGAGACCTTCACATACTTCACGAGTTACTTCATTTTTGCGTGACTCAACAAGAGCTTTTTTGAACTCTACACCACGCTCAATTTCTTCGTTTAACTTAGCTTCAAGTTCTTCAACTTGGCCAGCTAATTCATCAACGAGGTCAACTTTCTCAGCAGGAACATCAATATAGTGTTCTGCAAATAAGTTGCGTAAACCTGCGATGAAGTCGTCTGTTAATTCTGAGCGTAAGCCAGATTCAATAGCGATTTCGTTGTCTGCCATCCATTGTTCAACAACATAAGAAAGGTAATCATCTACCTTCTCTGTTAAGTCGTTACGAACAGATGAGATTGCTTCTTCAAGCATGTCAGCATATTTGCCTTCAATTTCTTCTTGAATTTGTGAAACACGGTCATTAACACGAGCTTCAAAAATTGTAGAAACTTTAGATTTGAAATCTTCAGAAATTGTAGAATCGTCAGCAAAAAGGGCATCAATGTCCTCTTTCATCTTTTTCTTCATTTCTTCTTTATCTGTGTGAGAAGTTTCTGCAATTACTTCAGCATCTTCTTGTTCTGCTTCTTCTTGTTTAGGTGAAGCATCGGATGGTTTAGTTGTTGGTGCAGTAGCAGATTTAGCTGCTTTAGCGCCGTCAACTTTATATTTGTCATAGATGTCGCCACCAGCTTTATTAGCGCCTACATCTTGTTTTGGGCCACCTAGGTCTACGACCTGTGTGTCCACTTTGTGCATTGGTTCAGCGGGTGCGGATTGTTTGCTTGACGCAAGGGCTTCAGCAGCTGCTTCCATGAGTTTATTTGTTGCCATTAGGAATCTCCTTATGATTTCTTATTTATAAAATTAAAGTTTTCTGAGGTAATTTTCAAACAGTTTTAAGGCTACTTCTTCAATTTGTTTTGAAGATGCCTTGCGAATTTGCGATTTTGCACGGTCAAAGTCAGCTTCTACAAACTTGCCTTCAATAAACATCCATTCTTTATTTTCCATGATGCCATTTACAAAGGCACCCGGTGCTGATGGATCCGCAACAATGTCTGCCGCTGTTGCTAATTTTAGGTCATCTTGGACAAGGTTATAACCTTCTTTAGTTGTAACTACTGAACCAAGAGCTCTTGAAGATACACCGATACTTACATCATTGTCAATAAAGTTTTTAACGATTTGACCGTATGGTGTTTCAAGGATCAGAGCTTTACCATAGAATGTATTACCATCTTCTGATAGTGATACAATCTTATGAGAAACTCTTTCAAGATTGATTGATGGTGTGTCAGGATGGCCTAACTCACCTAATGCACGATTCGTTTTAATATATTCTTCGTTGTAACGATTTACCTCACCACGGAGAGTATCCATTTTATACATTCTGTTATTACGATTAACAGTATCACCTACAAGGAAAGTACCTTCAATATAAAGATGCTTTTTACCGTTTTCAGAAGCCTCTGTGATGTATTTTACATTTTCTACGGTTTCTCTAATAAGTTTCATTTTTAGAATCCTGTTAATGGTGTTGCATAAGTTGTTTCTTTTGATACTTCTAATACTAATGTACCGCCGGTATTAACTGTAATCACAATAGACGAAGTGCTATTGTTTGCAATTGAATAACCATAATCGTCAAGGCGCATTTCACCTGCACTATGTAAAGAGGCAATTGGCACAGAATTTCGGACAATTTGAATATTGCCGTTTGTTGACCAATTCAATCTTTTAATGTTTGCAGCTGTTACAGTTTCATTAGCATTTGCAGCTAAGTTAGCTAAAGCAACCGTAGTTGTACCTGTTCCTTCAACACGAATAATTGAAGAACTTCTTATAGTGTTAATAATTTCAAATGGCATTTTATTTTAGTCCTAATCCGGCTCTTCTTCGCATAGACATCTTTCGTTTTATTAATGTCCTACGAAGTTTTGCTCTTCTAGTTGTTTTCCATGACCGTTTTAATAAACGGGCTTTTCTAATTCTTGTTGTTGCTGGTATTCGTCTAACGGTGTTACCTGATACACGATACCCTTTTATACCTGAACGCCTTCTGTTCTTTTGAACAACAATTCGCCCTTTAGCATTTCTTCTGATTCTACGGCGAATCTTTTGAATTCTTCCCATCTTAATAATGTTGGGATTACGGCGAGTAGCTTCTTCAAGCTCTTCTGCCTCTTCAAATCTGTCCGCTGCTACATATCGCTTAGCACTTTCTATACGCTCTGCGACCATTTCATCAAGACGGTCAAATAATACTTTTTTTGCTTCGTCTAATTTGTTCTGTAATATTAAATCAACAAAACTTATCACTTCATGTTTTTCCATGAAAACTCTGCTGCTTTTTGTAGATGATGGTGTGACTTACCAACCATGTCTGCAAATTTCTTTTTATTCTCATCGTTCAAGTTTTTATGAACGGTAAGAATCGCATGAGCGGTTTGCACATCAATCTTACTTGAAGTTCCATCACTATGTTTTACTACACCATGCTGTTGATTATCTTTAATCTTTTGCAGTTGAGCCATAGCACCTTCATTGATGGTATTTATACCGCTTTCAAAATCTTCTGCCTGTATGTTGGCATCAACACCAGGACCATATGGAACACTAAAGTATTTGTTTATTTTATTATTATAATAAAGAGCGACCTTTTCTCCGTTTGGATATAAACGAATGGCCTTTCTCTTTAATACCAACACAAATGGTGGATCATTTGGGTTCATAGCTTCATCAAGCTCTTCATATTCTTCACGAACCACTTGTTTCGTTTTTTGGAACAACTGTTTATTTGTAATTAAATCAGTCATTCTCATAAAGAGCATTTGTATTAATGCACGGTCAGCTGGGTTGAAATTTGGTTTTTCTTCGCCCATTTTACCCAAAATACGATGAATTCTTTGTATTTGAGATTTGTTTGCTAAACCAGCTCGTACCAATGTGTCAAATTTGGAGTAGTCTTGCTTCTCCTCTTCAACGATTGGTTCTTGTTTGAACTCTCTTAAAAGTTTCATGCTTCTACTGGAGTATCTTCCGTATTTTGAACTTCAATATCGCCCATTTGAACGCCATTAATTTCATTAGCATCCAATACTTCAATATCTACTTGTTCTTCGTCTTGGTTTTGTTCTACACCACCAAAGGCTGATTTAGCAATTTCAATCTTACGATTTTCAAGTGCTTCAAAAGCTTTAGCAGATAAAATATCTGTTAGTGTGTCTTTAGCTTGAGCGGCTTCGCCAGCTGCAAGTTGGTCAATAAATTGTGATGTTTCCATAATTTTCTCCGTTAATTTCTATTTATGCTACTATACTTTTCCACATCAGCATCAAGTTGTGGAGTTTTTGAATCTTCAGCACCCTTTTCAACGGTGTTGTCTTCTGGTGGATATTGCTCAGGTGAAACCTGTTCACCGTCTTGCATTGTTGGACCACCTGTACCGTTATCTTCTTCTTCTTTGATTTCTTTTTCCATCTGTTGAATATCTTCGTCATTCATTTGAAGAATATTCTTACGAACCCATTTAGCAGAATAATAACGACCAATATATGGGTCAACTGTCTGTAATAGACCTACTCTTTCACGGAGTAGTTCAGCGTCACGCATTTCGGTAAAGTTATTATCTTTTAAGAAGTCATAGTAAATAGCTTCTTTGAAATCTTCCCATTCTTCTTGTGTGCAAATACCTTTAAGCACCAATTGAACACGAAGAGCCTGGTCAAAAATTTGAGAGAATTTATTTCTTAATCTTTGGATGAATTTAGCAAACTTAACTTCATCTCGTGTCACTTCAGATGTTCTACCAACACCAATCATACCGCCTTGTTGTGGTTCTAATCGTGAGATAGGAACATTTAATGACTGTAATAGTTTTTGACGGAAATACTTCACATCTTCCAACTCACCAAGATTTTGGCCAGCTGGTAATGTAGTAATTTCAGTACCTTTGCCACCTTCACGGCGTGGTAACCAGAAATCTTCAAGCATTGACATGTGCTTGCGGTCATCTCTTAACTCACCAGTAGCTGCGTCATATACCATCTTGTTACGATACTTGACCATAACATCACGGAGATATTGTTCAGCTTTACCTTTAGGAAGATTACCTACATCAATGTAGAATATTCGTCTTTCAGGTGCTCTTGATAAGCGATAGATAACGATTGCATCTTCAATCATTCTTAATTGATTGAGTGGCTTAATTGCTTTATGTAAGTATGAAATAACAAAAGTGTTCTTTGCATCCATCAAACCTGAATTCACATTAATGATAGATTCTGGTGCAATTCTTAAACCAGCATTTACATTACTTGTATAGGTTTGAGTTGTAGAACCTTTGTCATTATAAACATAATACTCAGCAATAGATGCTATAATTTGAGCGCCAGTTTTTGGGTCACGCTCTTTTTTAATCTCACGCACTTTACGAATCTTGCGTGGGTCAATATATCTTAATTCCTTGATACCTTCTTTAGGTGTTTTCTCATCAACGACTATATGAAAGTTAATTCTACCGTCAATATACCAACGCTTAAATAAGTCATCAGCCAGATTGCTAAAGTTAAGCATCTTCTGAACATTATTGTATTCTTCAAGGATTTTCTTTTTAATAGATTCAGGTTGTTGTAGTTTATCTAAAACAATATTAGCTACTTTGCCTGTTTCATCATGGGTGATGGCTTCATTGACAATATCATCAATCGCCATTTCTAATTCTGGATGGTTTGCCATCTCACGATAGCGTGTTACTAATTCAATTTCATTACGAACTGAACCTTCTAAATCTACATAAGTTCCATAGTGAGCCGTAGATGTAATGGTAACTGCACCATCATCCATGCTCTCCGTTGGAAGTGTAAAGGAAGGCTGCTCAGGTAATTGCGGTTGGACAATGTCCTTCCGACCTAAGGTGAACCCAAAGAGTTTGACTGCCATTTTATATCATCCTAAAAAAAATAGAGAAAGGCCGAAGCCTTTCTCGTTACACTACACCGTCTTCAACTGATTCCCACCATTGGTAGGAAAGTGTTACTGTGAATTCTTCAATTGTATCATTAGCACCCCAATCAACATCAATTGGAGCTAAATCTGTTGGGAATAAACCAACAAATTTATATTTCTTGAGTGTGTCGCCTGCTTTGCTGAATTGTCTAACATCACCATCAACTGTGTAACCTGCAGGAGCTTGAGCTACTGGATTACGCACATTAAGATTGTGACTATTGATACCGTTCATCCATCTTTCAAATGCGTTACGGATAACAAAGTCTTCATCGTTGATAATTGTGATTGTCCAATCTGCAAATGTTCTATTGCCAGCAAATTTTAATTCACGACCAAAGTATTGAACAGGCACAACACCGATAGTTGCACCGGGTAATTGTGCTGTCTTACACATGAAAGTCAATTTAGTTTGTGCGTTTCCTGGCGCAGAGAACGCAGGAAAGGGCATGGACACCTCAAATAGATTTGGGCGAGCGCCGTCACCAATCAGTTGGCTTCGGAATTCATTTACATTAAATGCCATTTATTTTCTCCTGTTTCTCTATTTATTAGAACTTCCCAACAACTTCGTCAAAGCTTACGCCTGTTCTTACTGCAACAAAGTTGAGTTGGATAAAGTTGATTGAACGAGCAGGTTTGATGTAGATGTCACCAACAAACTCATTTCTATCTATTACTTCTGGTGTATTATTTGATTCGTCACAGACCACACGGAAGTCAAAAATACCACGACGACCTTGAACATCTCGTAAATATGGTTCTACAAGATTTACAAACTGTGCTCTAGTGAATTGGTCATTGAACTCAAATAGAGAGAAGCGAGCTGCACGAGCAAGAGCTTTCTCAAGCACAATAAACAATCTACGAACATTGATACGGTCAAATGCACTTGGTTTAGATAAGAGTGTCTTATCACCAAATAACACTACACCTTCGCCTTGGAATGAAACAACAGGATTAATACCTTTTACATACAAATCATCACGATTTGCTTTTGTTGGATTCCATGCGAGTTTAATTACATTTTTGATAATACCACGATTGAGACCGCCTGGTGAAAACCATGGGTCACGCTCAAGGTCTGTTCTTGCACATAGACCAGCGATGTCACCATTTAATGGTACCCAGCGATATACATCGTTATATTTGTCGTATTGATATTTCCAGTTACCGTCTAATACAGCGTATGATGTGCTTGTAAGAGTTTCACGGTATGCTTTGATGTCTGTTACCTCAGAACCAGCATTGTCAACCACATCTGCTTTTTCTGGAGATACAAATACTAGGCAATCTTTACGAGTTTCTGCCATTGAAATTAAATCAGTTACAACTGTTGCATTAGCAGGACCAGATACAACTA